CTCCAAATGAGATAGCCCACACTATCGGCCATATGGTCATAACCTGACTCTTTATCTGGTTCTCCTTTAGTGTTGTAGCTCTGAAGTTCCATTGACTCTATTAGCTTTCTGCAACTGGCATGGATTTGTAAACGGCTTTCCCCTTTGCCGTTACATAATAAAGCCTGTACGGCAGAAACCCTATCTCTGACTGGCGGGTTGGAACGAGGGCTTTGATTGCTGAACCCATAGCCTTCAAGGATTTGAATGTCTGTTTGACTCGCATTAGTGCTTCGGTTGCCTCCACTTGCATCTGGGTAAACGTATATCTTGTTCATAGGGTATCTGGCTTTGATCTCTTGAGCAATACTATCTGTGTCGTGAGCTTTAGAAATCTCATCAAATATTAACAATTTTTGATTTTGTACGATACCAATAACGCAGTTCATATTTCCAATATTGAAATCCATACCGATTCTCAATGGTTCAAGACCTATATCAGGCTTTGAAGTTATTACATTGTTTTCTCTGGTAAAGCGATCATAAACCTGACCTGTTGTTAAATTGACAAACTCTCCATTGAGATAGGCTTGCAACATTGATGGATCATAGTTGGCTTGCATACGTTCAATGAAGTCATCAGGTAAATGTGGATTGTCCTGAGTCCTCATCTTGATTAGCTGCCGATCAGTCCTTTCCTTAGCTTCATCAGTACCAAAGGTGTTATATAACCAGCGAAATCCCTCTGGTGTACTAGCTGCACAAAACTGCCTGACATTACCAGCCCTAAGTCGTCCCAGTATCTTTGGAAAAGCCTTATCACAAATACTTGGGCTAACAACGTCTATTTCGTCTGCAAGACAAAACGCCAAATTTAACCCTATTATCCGACTCCAGTTTTCGAACGACCTACATAAGAGTTTGCAATCTCCTTCCTTTAGATGCACAACGTACTCAGGTAAAGGACTGGCTCTGAAACTGTAAGGTATTTCGTAATGCTCAAGGAACTGATCGAAGTCTGTTTGCCAGATGTCTCTAAGTAATGGCCCAGTTGGTTCAAGGATTGCACCGATAAAGCCTACATTCTGAGCCATAAGCTTTAAGGCCATTGCACAAAGCGATCTAGTTTTCCCTGCTCCATATCCAGCCGACAGCCCAACTATCTCATTCTGATTATCAAAAAACTGTTGTTGCTGTGGGTGCAAGTCTGTTCTAATGCGATCTAATAACTCTTGAGTATCAATGTCAGTGTAGTGACTGCCTATGTGGTCTAATACAGAACCTTCTCGATTAAGGATGCTCAAGTCATCACCTGACCAACTTTAGCCATTGAGTTTATACAGCCTAAAGCAACTGTTAACTGACCTGATTTCCTAGCCTCTTTTGCCAGTGATGCATACTGAGCTAAAACTTCCGCAGTAAATTGTCGTCTATCTACATCAAAATCTTGCTTAAGAATCTCTCTGGCCGATTGGATATAGTTCTCTACTGTTCTTTGAGATACACCCCACTCAGACGAACCAAAATGAATTATCTCTGATCTGACAGTGCCAACAGACAAAAGATTAGCGACTTTGTTCACTCTGAACTCATGCTCATTCTTGCTAGTTCTGCCGTTGGCCACTATGGGAATATGTTTTTATTTATTCTAAATGTAGCGTCAATCGCTAGTTTTTGTCGATCAAATCATATTTTTCATATTTTTTATCTAATTCAGAATTTCTTTCTGGATTGATTCCAAATTCTCTTATTTCTTTTAAAGAAATTAAATTTTCTGTAAAAAATCTCTCATCAATAAAAACTAAAAAATTATTAAAAATACTAGATAGTCTTTGTATTTGACAGATTAACCAAACATAAATTATTTTCAAAACAAAAGGTAATTCAGATTCTGCTATCCAATCGGCTTCATAGAATAAATCATTTGAAAGCTTTATGTTAAAAAGAAAAATAAATTTATAAAGTTTTTTCATGTTTTTTGTTTCTCCCAGTTTTGGATTAGTAGTAAAAGGTCATTGATCCGCTTTCTAGCAGCGGCAATGCGGTCAGAATTAAATTGGTTAAAGTTTTTATTTTTCATCTGTAACAAATTCCATTTCTGCTGCATTTACTCTTCCAGCTATTTCTGCTAAAGCTTCAGCTTTTTTCCAATTTTCTTCTTTATTTTTATTAAATCGGTGAGTTTGATTAGCATGAAAAGCAACAGCAGTTGCAAAAGCCTCTGAAATATGAGGAAAATCCTCTTTGCGAACTTTAATTTTAATAAATTCTTGCATTTTTGTTAAAAAGGTAAAGTTGATTGACTGAAAGACTCTGGTTTTTTAGGTAAACACCAAAGATGTTCTTTCTTTCCATAGTTACCAACTACATATTCTTTAGTTTTCTCAAGTTTGCCATCATCAGATAAGTTTGTCATAGCTCTCCTGATTGATGTTATAGGGCAATTTAATCCTGAGATTGAAAGAACCATTGAAGGACTAAGTGGTGTTTCATATTGTTTGAAACAATAAATAATCTTGGCCTCTTGTGTTTTAGCTTTAGATTGCGACTGAGCTAGTTGGTTAGGATTCTCCTCAATAGTGTTGTAGAAAGTCATAGTTTTCTTGCCTCATCTATTTGATCGTGTGTATTCAAAAGTCTTTTATTAAGAGGTTCATCTAAATAAAGTTTTGCATTTTTTCCTTTTGAGTTACTTATACCAAGTAATAAACAGAGTTGAATGTCTCTCCATTGAGTGTCAGTAAGATCTAATTTCATAATGATTTAATTTTAAAGTTTGCAAGTTGGTCTTTTACCTTTTGAACTTCTGGTGGTAATTTTGTTTTTTGATTTTTTAAATTCTTTTGGATTATTTTATTCATGGTCTTAGCTGTTTCTATCCAGCTTTCTTTTCTCATGTTATGAATCTCTCGAACAACATCAATATCAAGATTTACCCCAACATTGTTTCTGATTGTTCCATCAAGTTCTCTGTAACCTTTACAGATTAATTGGTTGTCTTGATCGTATTTTGCGTTCGCTGCGGCACAATAGCATATTAGAGCTAAATCATGTCCACCACTACGTTTCCCTGAGTCAGTCATATCATAATCAGGCAAGTGTTGGTTGATTAGGCCATCAGAATTATGGATTATTCCAGAATCATTACAAGCGTGACATTCGTAATAGGGTGCTTTGAAGGTTACTTCCCGATCAATGGGGTTTCTTTTATAGTTTTTCATTATCATCTAAAAAACAAGGAGCAGTAGTTTCAAAAGCAGTCCCAACTGATCGACCCATTGAATGATAGTCTCCTATCTCCCAATGTTGAGACAATGAATCATTAATATTCGTTGTACTTTCTGCAATTTTTTCAAGAACTGCAAGCAGCTTTGTTTCAAATTCTGTCATGGTTTAAAAAGGGGTGTTTTTAAGTTTTTTAAATGTAGTAGGTTTTTGCTGGTTTGGCAACTCTAAATATTGTTCATATTGGCCATTCTTAATCCAACGGAAACAATCGGGGAATAATGGAGCAAAAGAATCATTCTTAAGTTGTTTCGATCTGGCTCTTATATCGGCTTCTAAACAGCGTGAAAGTTTTTCCTGTGTCTTTCTGCTTAACTTGGCATATTGATCCTTTGCAAGCTTCTTAGATTGTGATACAACCCTCATTGTCGGTGAGATACTCCTATAGGTTTTCCAAAAAGTATCGAACCCTTTAGTTTTATAGTTATTTGTTTTAGTTATATTGTTTTTCTTAGGGTGACTCTGTGACATAGGGGCTATGACTTTCTGACATGACCCCTGTGACTCTCTGTCACCCCCCTGTGACTCTAAGACACCCCCTCTAGTTACTGATGGGCTTATCACAGGTGTTGGCTTGAAATGTTGCCAGACAGTGACTCTATAGCAGTTTGTCATCTGGTTATTTTCATCAATCCTTATTTGCTTTTGCAGTAGGCCAAGTTCTACTAACTGGTTAACAGTTCTAATTACTGTGCGAGGGGACATCATTGCGTCCTTTGCAATAGTCTGATAACTGGGCCAGATGTTTGGATAATATGACTGCAAACACCAAATTACTGATAATTGATTTGGGGTGACTTTACCTTTTAAAGCTGTCGGCAAAGCTATGAATGGGGTATTCTCTGGAATAA